AGTTCAACAAGATGTAAGAGTGCAAGCAGAATGCTCTATTGATGCTCTTGGAACTAAAGTAGTTGCTGACATGATATATGGTGCTAAGTTGATCGATAGTGCAAGCAACAAAAAAGGATATAAATTCACTAACGCTTCATAATAGTTAGTAATTTTAAAGTTATATGGGGGTGGTTCGCTACCCCCATTATAATATAAAGGAAAATTAAATGGCTCAATATTGGTATAAAGAAGATAAAAGAATTAAAAGAATTTCAGAAGATGATAACGACAGAGATGTTGTTAAACAAGTTGCCGAATTAAAGGCAAATGGATATGTTAAAATTAAAGACAGGCACGACCCTAGCAGTATCTATGAATCAAAACCTAAATCAACTCCTAAACCTAAAAAGAAGTCTAAGGCAAAAAAGAAATGAAAGATTTAAGTAAAAAGGTTAGAGAAGGTGGAGTGCAAAAGTTTAGTGGCTCTCAATTAGGTGTAAGTAGAAGTGGTAAAGGCGACTTCCCTAGATTTAATTATCAAAACGATAAAGAGTACAAAGATAATTACGACAAGATTGATTGGGGCAGAAAGAAGTGAAAGATTTATTTAAAAGAATTAAGCATCACGAGGGATATAGACCTGAAGTCTATAATTGCTCAGAGGGTTATCCTACTATTGGCATAGGATTTACTATAAAAGATTTATATCTTGATGAAGATATAGCGGATATGATATTGGACAGAAAGCTAATTAAACTTATCAAACGAGTTCGGGATAAATTCGATTGGTTAGATGATGTGCCTCACGAAGTTCAAGGAGTGCTGGTCGAGATGGCATACCAAATGGGCTTGTCGGGGGTATGTAAATTTAAAAATGCTTTAAAATATATGGAACATCAGAATTGGGAACGTGCTGCAGACGAGATGTTAATGTCCAGATGGCATAAGCAAACACCGAATCGATGCAAGGAATTAAGTAATATTATCCGCTCTCTCTGATTTGCATAATCTATCCGTTGTAAGTTAAATTACAACACAAATATGAATAGAGATAAGATAGTTTGTCCATCCTGCTATAATGTAGGGTTGATAAAAAAAGGCTTTGATAGTAAGAACCGTCAAAGATGGAAATGTAAGGTTTGTCATGTAAAGACCGTTACTCCCATTGCAGACGAAAATGAACTTGAGTTACTTACTGAGAATGTAAAGCTAGCCAAGCAAAAACAATCTGCTCAAGACCTTAATCGCATAGAGAGAAAAGCATTTCGAGAACACGTTAGAGTGGAAAATGCAGTTTCTAAATATGCACAAGAATTAAAAAAGCTTTTTGAAAAACACAATTTAAGCGAATTGACAATTAAACATCGTTCTAGCAATAAAGCAGTAGGAGTTATTCAATTTAGTGATGTTCATTTTAACGAGTTAGTTGAGATGGAACATAACAGGTATGACTTTACTGTAGCCTCACAAAGAGTGAGAGATTTTATTGAAAAGGCGATAAAGTATTTTTCTACTGCAGGTGTTAAAAATATTGTAGTAGCTCTTACAGGAGACCTATTAAATTCTGATAGAAGATTAGACGAACTCCTGGCAATGGCGACCAATCGGTCTAAGGCTACCTTTTTAGCAGTAGATATACTCCAACAGGGGATTCTTCATTTAAACAAGCACTTTAACATTACGGTGTTAAGTGTCTCTGGAAACGAAAGCCGAGTTAAGAAGGATTGGGGGTGGGGAGATCTAATTGCAACAGACAATTACGACTATACCATATTTAAAACTTTGGAGTATTTATTCAATGACTCGGCTGTAAAATTTATTGAGGGCGATCCTTTAGAGATGGTAGTAGAGGTAGCAGGACAGAATTTATTATGTATGCACGGTAATGGCTCAATTAAAGCAGGAATAGAAACTTCAATCAATCAGATAGTTGGAAGATATAAGATGAGAGGGGTTGGGATTGATTATGTTATATTTGGGCATATTCACTCTGCAAGAGTAGGCGACAATTTCAGCAGAAGTTCATCATTAGTGGGAGCTAATGATTATTCAGAGAGAGCATTAAATTTATCAGGCAGAGCTTCACAGAATTGTTATGTTTTTTACAGTAATGGTAATAGAGACGGTATTAAGATAGACCTGCAAAATACTATCAGCGAGGGTTATAATATAGATAACAGTCTTGCTAGTTACAATGCTAAATCAGCAAGTAAGCTAAAACAAGGCGAAACAGTATTTAGGATAGTTGTATGATAGACACATTAAAAAATGCGATAGCAAACCCCTCAACAGGTATAGTATCTTCTTTTGGGGGAGTAGGTATATCTTTATTAAGTATAGAAATTTGGCTAAGAATAGCAGGACTAACAGTTGGTTTAACAATAGCATTATTAAATCTCATTTGTATGCTTACAAAGGGGAAATTTTGGTTTTGTAGAGATTAGGAGCAGATAATGGAGGAACAGCTCCAAAAAGAGCTAGAGGGAATGTTAGGAAACTACCTATGGCTTTTTATATCAGGACTCCTATTCTTAATGTTCAAATCAACGATTGAATCGTTAGTCGAGGGAATAAAAGTATTCCTAGGGAAAGATTTAAATACAGATGATGTAGTTGTATTAGACGGCAGACCTGCAAGGGTGGTGCGTGTTGGTATGTGGAAGACAATATTCTTCGTTTATGAAGTCGGAACTGCAAATGGAAAACCTTATGTTAAAGGTGGGAATAAAGTTGCAATTCAAAACGACCAATTAAAAGTTCATACCATTGAAAAACCGCTCCCTATGTTGGATCTGTCTAAATGGGAAAAGAGAGAATGATACAAATTTTACTAGGGATAATAGGGAAGCCTATAATTAAAATGGTTGCAAAAAAGGGTGGAAAAACAGTTCTGCTCTTAATCGGGGATTTAATTTTTAAAGCAACCAAATCAAAAGAAGATGATAAATTATGGGCAGAGATAAGACCCCGAATCGAGAAATTTAAATAAATAAAATTAATAAAAAGGAGTTTTTTTTATGTTTGATTCAATTTTAAGTGCAGTAAGTAGTAACACAGGCTTGATAGCAGGTGGAGGAACAGCAGCTATAGTTTTATGGGTATTAAAAAAAGTGCCTAATGATTATATCTGCGAAATGGTAGAAACAATGTTTTATGGATTAGGGAAAGCAATGACTTTAGGTTTGAGCAAGTGGAGTTTGACGAGGGATTTTTGGAATAGCACGGTTGAGCCTTGGTTTATTGATTTATTTGATAATGTAATTGGTGGAGCATTAAGAGGTTTCATCAAAGGTTTAAGGGTAGATGGTTAATTTAACCTCAGATAAAAATTTAGATAAACATCTAAAGGTAATCAAGTCAGGGGAGGAAATAACCTCCCTTGAACTTGCTACTGAAGGTAATGGAGCTAAGATTAAAGGCGATTTAGAGATTACAGGTTCCATAGCCAGTTCTATTGGACAATTTAATATTAAAGGCGATTACATTGTGGTAGATGGTGGTATTTTATATATGATAAATCTGGGGAATAGAGTTCATTTTTCAGAAAATACTATTGAAGATATATATACTTTTTTTATTGTACAAAACTATGACACAGTTATTACTACGACCAATGCAAAAACTAAAGGGATGCAGACAGAGATAAAAGGTGGAACGACAACAGTAGGGAATAATACTTACAACTCGGCATTACTTGTAACGTCAACATTAAACGATACAAGTGATTCAGGCTCTCACATTTATAAGTTAATTGAAGGGGTTGCGACTAACACGGATATAACAGGATGGGATGAATTGTATTTATTACACTTGACAGGGGCTAGCACATTTTGGGTTAGCAATGCAGGGGATGTCGCATTAGCTGCTACTAAAAAATTATATCTTGATGGTGGTGGTGATACTTATATATCTGAAGCAGCAAGTGATATATTAAGATTTTATGTTGGTGGCGATTTAATGTTGGAACTTGATGAGGCTAATGATGAAATTAGTATGAGTGCTACCAATTATAATATGGCATTGGCTGATGGAACAAGATTTAGTGCAACTAATAGTGCTTATGCAGGAATGATACTTGGATATACAAGAATACAGAATGATTCCACAACTTCTGGTTATGGAATGATTGCAATTAATACAAGTTCAATGACAGTTCTTCAAACTGGACAAGGTACAGACCTTTCTATACAATTTATTGTTCCTCCAAGTGGAAATGTCGAAATAGAATGTTCTTTTTGGATGTCTGCACTTTCTGATGGTGCTAAATTTAGTTTATCTACTGGGACATCTTATGCTGAATTAGGGGAAACTC